AGCCGCCCTGCGCAAGGCGGCTCCCGTCAAATAGGAGAAAAAATTATGGGTTTAGGGGATTTCTTTTTGCTGTTGGTATTCTACATTTTGTAGTTTAGCACTCGTATAGTGCCTTGTCAATGCCGTGTTTTTGCCCCGAAACGGGTCGTCCGTCTCGTGCCGTCAGGCTTTCTTAATGCCGTCAATGCCGAAAATCAGGGCGGAGAGCGTGGCGCAAGCCGCGTCCACATCCTTGTAGACCGTCCGCTTGTCGATTTTTTCCCGCTCCGCTACGGCCGTCGGTGAGAGCGGCCGGTCTCTCAGGTAGAGGGCTTCGATGACGCGGTAGTGCCTCTGCTCGCCCTCATCTACGCTGTTTTCGCAGACGACCTTGTAGATTCCGAGCATCCTGTTCACATGGCGCATGATAAGCTGCGTCCGGGCTGCCGACTTCATAATGCTCTCGACCTTGAGATTCTCCTCGAGCAGTTCGTCCAGTGCCTCCACGATTTCCTCGACGCTCTCCTCTCCGGTGGCCGCGCTGGCCGCGTCGTATACTGCGTGGGAGCAGTTTGCGTTGAGCACGGTATAGTTCCGCAGCAGGAGCTTGGTATTGCGGAATCTTCGGTCGCTCCGGCCGTCCCGGAACTTCTTGCGCTCCTGCTCCACGGCCTTGATGCTGGCCTCCGCTCCGAGGCGGGCAGCGTCCGTCACAGCGGCCTCGACGCTCTCCTGTATCTCTTTCCCTAAGATGGCCCGAACGGCAGCGACAGCCGCCTTTGCTGCCACCTCTGCGGCCATCATCACAATTTCCTGTTCAGTCATCGTGCTCCTCCTCTTCGTTTCCGTCCGGCAGTTCGTCGAGTGTGGCCCGGGCGATTTTTGCAAAGCGTTCGCAAACTCCCGCAACTTCGAGCGCGGAGACGCCGCATTTCTTCATGGCCTCATTGAGCTTGCTTGCGCTGTCCTCCGTGATGGGAACGCCCATAAATGTGAATATCGGTTTTTCCATGTTCGGCCGTTCCCTCCGTATTTCGTCCACCAGCACAAAGCGTTCCGGCGTCGTCCAGTTCATAAAGCGGTTAAATCTGTACACGGCCGCGCGCCACTCTTCCGTCTCGGGCTGCGTCCCGTAGGGCATCCCGCAAAACGCCGTGAGCACATCGCTCACGTTGGAAAGCGGGTTGATGTCGTACATCGTCGGGATGCCACGCAGTAGGTCCGGGGTAAATCCCGGGCCAAACCGCACGGCGTACTCCTTGATGTCCGCCTCCGTGACGTAGTTCCTGCCGTATCGTTGCTTCATGCTGCGCCAGACCGTCCACGGGATTCTGTATACTCGCAGCCCGTCGAATGTGGCAACGATGAAGCAGTGCGCGCCGAGGGCTGTGTAAGAATCGAGCTTTTTGACCTGCTCCGGTAGTACGCGGTCTTTGTTTAGCCTGCCCGTCCCGGTGCTCTTTGCCTCGAACATCACCGCGCGGCCTCCGAGCATGACGCCTTTGAAATCCGGTTCCGCCTTTTTGGTATACACCGCGCGGAACTGCCCCGACTTGTTCGGCTGGCTCACCGGTTTCATCGGCTCCGGCGTCTTGCTTATGTCGGCTCGGCCCGTCTCTGTCAAAAGAGCGCATGAGGCTTCTATCTGTTCTTCCAACCTCCCGCCCTGCGCGCGGCTCCGTGCTCCCTGCAAGGCCCGGAGCGGGTCCTTTACCGGGCCGCTCATTCGAGGTAGCCCTGCTCTCGGGCGAACTCTGCGATTTTGTAGGCGGTCGCGCTCTTGATGCCCTTGCACTCTCCGGCGTCGAGCTGCTCGAGGAGCTGCTGCAGGGACTTGCCCGGGGCTGGGGTCGATGCGTGCTGGGCCTCAGCTTCGGAGTAGCCGGTGTTGTAGGCCTCCTCCCGGATGTGGTCGATGTGCTCCACGAGCTTCTCGTCCGTCATCTTGCGCAGCTTCACGGCGCGCTCATGTACATTCTTCTCCTCGCCGGTCATCCGGCAGTTCCTTTTCTTCACTGGGCTCCCTCTCTTTCCAGCCGCTTGCAGCGGCCATTCTCATAGGCCATGCACTTCCCGCCGATGCACTTGCCAAACCTGTCCTTGTAGCTCTCCGCCACACGGTCCTGCGCTGTGCGCCAGTGCTCTCGCGTGAGCTTGCGCATGAACGGGCAGAATCTTGTTTCTTTACTCATGCCCTCTCCTCCTCAAGCATCTTGCACCGGCCGTTGTTGTAGGCCATGCACTTCTTTTCCGAGCACCAGCCGAAACGCTCCGTTGTAATCTCGGTCCGGCTAATCCACGAGTAGCTCACTTCCCGTTTCGTGCTTTTCTTGTACGGGCAAAACATACCATCATCGCTCATTGTGCTGTCTCCTATAAAACATTCATGTGAAGCGGCTGCCCGGTAGCAAGCTTCCGATGGATGAACTCACGCTCGAGGCAGTTACTCACCATAACGAGGGCTCGCAGCTCTCCGGGGAGAATCTTGCTGTCGAGATAAAGCCGCTCAATTTCCGGCCCCCGCGCGTGGAGCTCCCGGATGGCCGCCTCCGCGTCCTCCCACTCGGTCAGGTCGTACAGCTCGCCGAGTGCCTTGTCGAACTCACTTTTTTCCGGCATTGTCCGCTCCTCCTCGCAACGCTCTCGCCGCCACGCTCATAAGATTTTTGAATGAGTGGACCGTCATCCCCATAACACAATCTCCAACCCGAAAGCTGCAAGCGTTAGCACCGAGCGCGTCCAGTTCTTTGGCGATGTCCTCGTTCGTCGAGCCATCGAAATGAGGCGAGTGGGTTTTTTCGTGCTCCAAGCACTCCTCCTCGTCGTAAAACTCGAGGCGGCAATGTTCGCAGATGTATAAATCAACATTCTGGTGTAACATCTTTGCGCCCCTCCTTCTTTGCTGCTTCTTTGTCCAGATTATCCTTGAGCCGGTCGAGCTTGTCCCATACGATTTTCGTGATGTTTACCAGCTCACGGAGGTTAAAAATCGCAAAGAGCTGCACCAGCATGATGAAAACATCAGCAATTTCCTCCTCGATGTTCGAGCACACTTCCTGCGTCTCCCGGTTGAACGGGGTGTCGTACTTGCGCTTGCACTCTTTGAGCTTGCAAAGAGCTTTAGTGAGCTCCGACATTTCCTCCACAGCTTTGGTGAGCTGGGCGTCTTTGCCGTAAGTGCCGATGGCGCGTTCGATGGTCTGCAAGCCCTCCGGCATAATCTCCGGGATGCGCGCGTCCTCGTAGTGCTTGAGCTTGTCGCGCAACGAGGCGAGAGCCCACGAGAGGGTGTAGTGCTCTGCCAGCAGACCCTCGATGGTCTCCGGGCCGTCGAACAGGTGCTCGCACAGGGTCATGTCGAACTCCTCCGGCGTTCCCTCGGTGTCAATATCTGCGTTGTGCGCCTTGATAAGCTGCTTCATGTAGTCGTTGAGGCTGATGCTCCGGCTGGGCATCTGTACCCAGCCGTCCTCGCCGCGCACGAACAGGTTGAGAGCCTGCGAGTAATTCCCATCCGGGGTGTCGGTCGTCATTCTTCTTTGCGGAAACATAAATTTTGTCCTCCATTTTTCAAATTTGATGGTTAAAGATTGAAATGCGCTTGAATCATTTTCAAGTTTCGGGGTTAGATTTTGCTTTATCGGTTCTGCTGTTCCACCTTTGGATGTCGTCTGGCGTGTCGAGAAAAAACGCCCCGAATCCCAAAACGCAATCGGGCGTTTCAGGGTGCTTCCAAAACGAACTGCTGATATTACTACTTATCACTTCACCGGTTTCGGCATTGACGACCTCCCTTTTTTCTGCGATGCGGAACGGATTCGCTCCGCAAAACGGGCAGGGCAGGATTTCCACTCGTCTTTCTTTCATGTCTGTCCCTCCTCTGTGTATTTATTGTCGTAGAACGTCCCGTCTTGCCCGATGGAAAAATCTTCATCTTCCCAGTATACGCCGCAACCGTTTTCACAGGCCGCTACGCTCTCGCTTAGTTCTCCGCTTCTGGATACATAGCGTTTCGGAACTTTTCCGCCTTTTCGGATTGTGTAGTCCCGTGCGTTCTGGTAAAATTCAGAATAAATAATTTTCCCGCCACACCTCGGGCATCGGCCCCGAATGACTCCATTCACGTTTCATCCTCCTTTTTTGTTTTCTTCAACTGGCGGCCGCACTCCGGGCAGAAGTTCAGCGGCCGTCTTTTGTGAGTGTAGGTTGAGGCAAGCCCGCAGCCCTTTCTGAGGGTTCTCTCATAAAGGCAGACGTAATACTTTGTGTATAACTCTCTGCCGGTCTTTGGCCTGTGCTTCTTGCTCCACTCGTAATCTTCGCAAAATTGGCAGTTCATACGCTTTCCTCGATTACTTTGAGGTCATACCCGCTCTTGACAAACTTCATGCACAACTCGCGGCGGATGCCGTTGCCGAGGTAGGTGTAGATGTACTCCATGTCCTCCTGCGTGAAATTGGTGTCGAGCAGCTTATTGACGCCCTCGAGATGTTCCTTGCGCAAGGGTTTCGAGTAGCCCTTGCTTGCCAAGCGGGAACAATTCTCAATGATTGCGGCTTTGAACTCGTCCGGTGTGCAGCAGCGGGAAATGCTGACATAGGTGTTTGACCTCGGAACCAGAATGAGCTCCTTATTCATGTTGACGTATGCTCTCGGGAACGCCCGCTGAATCTTCCCGCTCCACGGGGCTGCAAACGGGTCGAACCACGGCAGCATATAGCTGCGGAGCTCCTGCTGGCTGACTGCCGGGGTGTCCTGAATGTGGTCGATGCAGCGCTCAATGGCCTCCCGCTCTGCGAGGCTGTCCGCCTCCTCGAGCCATCCGTTGAATACACGGGCGGTTTCCTCTGCGTTAATCGGTTTCATGTTGCTCCTCCTTTGGCGGTGTGGGCCACTCCATCCAATATTTGATGCGCTCCGGCCTAATCGGCCAGATTCCCTCGCCTCGCATGGTCGGACGTTCCCACAGCTTTGTTTTAACACTTCTGAAATTTTCAATATGATAGTACGCCTCGAACGGTTTGCAAAATCCGTCTGTCACAAGAAACGGGCCTAACCAGTATTGGTCTTTTTCAAACCGTGGAGGGTCAGATTCAGCATCGTGCCACTGCCCATTTCCATCGGCTGTCTCTCCATCGCAATGAGGTAAATCTGCTGCCATCGGAGTGCTTTCAACAATGCAAACAAGCTGTTCCAACTCGTTCTCCATGTCTGGGTTATACCAGCCGCCCAGAATTTCCGGGGCTAGGTCGCGGAGTCTCTGGATTACGTCCTCCGCGTAGACCATACGTTTTTCGCTCACGATAATTCCTCCGTTTCGTCCTCAAGTCTGTCCCCGCAATAGGGGCAATACTTGAAATACCCGATAACGTGAGCACCGTACTCCCAGCCAAGACAATGATTGCAGCCATCGCAGAACACACCGTCTTTGGTTTCTGGTACATATCCACGGATGATGTGTGCCGTGGGCCGCAGCGTTTCCGGGTCAATGGTCGGAGCCGCCTGAATCAGCCCGAGTGGAACCGCGTGACACGCAGAGCCCTTCGGCCCGGTGATGTAGATGGCCTTTTCTTCCAGTTCGTTGGCGTCAACGAGCCTTTTTTCTGCCATTCGTGATAGCCTCCTTTACAAACTTCAAAGTGCGTTCTTTGAGCGGGATGCGCTGGCAGAGCCTCCCTTTTCCGGCGTTCAGGTTAGATGTCACCGGCATAACGCCTACGACCTCGATTTCGTCACACTCGCGGTGTTTCCTCCGCCCGGCCTCGTGTCCGAGGAACTCCGCTTCTTTTTGGTTGTCCGCCATTACTGCGACGCCGAAGTAGCAGGTGGAGTTCTCTGTCCTACCCTCAAGGAACACATCATACCTCGGCATCCGGTTCCTCCTCGTATTGGTGGACATCGACGAAGATGGCTTTCTTCCACGGGAGCGCGTTGTACGCCGCCCGCGTCTCCTCATCCGTCATGTTATCCACCAGCTCCGTGTCATAGCGTTCGTAGAGGACGTCGTTCATCTCTGAAATATCGTCCTCCCGGTAGTAGGTTCTTTCTTTGCCGATGATGAACTCCTGAACCGCGCTCTCTCCCCATGAGCCAAGCCAGCAGTAATACTCGTCGCCGCCGACCACATCCCCATCTACGCAGGGGATGACCGGGAGCTCCGGGTTTGCCTGCATAAGCTCGAGGAGCTGCGTGAGCTTTTCGCTCTGTTTCATGTCATTCCATCCTTTCTTTTCCGGGGCTCCGCCCGGGTTGCTTTCTGCTCGGCGGCCTTGTGCCATACATAGGCCGCAACAACTATTACCGACAAGGCGACGGCCGCAAAGGAAAGCCCGCAAGTTAAGGTTTCCAGCAGGTCGTCAAGCTCTAAAAGAACCTCGTACATAGTCACCACTCCTTTACCTGAATTTTTTCTTGAAACTGCGCACGACGGCCCGGTGCGTCCACCTACGGCAGTAGGGGTTTCGGACGCTCCCGTCGTACTCCTGTTTCATCTTCTGGTATGCCGCCTTGTTCTCCGCATACCGTTCGCAATGGTCGTGGCATCCCGGGTGTCTGTCCGGGCACTCTTTCGGGCAGATAGTCATAAGTCGAGCATAACGCTGGCCCGTTTCCGGGCGGCCGTCATGGTTTCGTCGTACTTTGCTGCGCTGTATACGGCGAGCGGAGCCACTGCCCGTCCCGCTCTGGCCCTCCTGAATATCTCCGAGTAGACAGCGGCCGTCTCGTATACGCTGGGGCCTCTGCCCGGGGTCGAAAGCATCCCCTTGCGGTCGTCGGTGTCGGTGACGCGGAGGTCCTCTTTGAGGGCGTCCTGTACACATCTGCGCAGACGGTCGAGAGCGAGGTCCTTATCCTCTTTTTCCCACTCGAGGTACTGCTTGTAGTTGTTCATGGAGTTCTGCTTGAGGCGCGCCAGCCGGTCTCTCCCGTAGCCGAACGTCTCGTGACAGGTGGCCGCCATAACAAGCCACGCGATTTCTGCGCCTTGATTGCTCGCCATGCGGAGCTGCTCCTCCCGGCGTCCTCTCGGAGCTCGGTCAACCGGCAGCCGGACCTCAAAATCACAGATGCCTTTGAGGTTTTCCCTCATGGCGTCCGTTGCGTTCTTGCTGCTGCCGTAGAGGATGGCCGTCTGGTACTTTTTCTCAAAAGCATCCATTTCGTTACAGGCCCGCAGGAGGCGGGATGCGCCAATGCCGTCGTCTTGGTGCATGGAGACGACGATGCACCACATAAAGAGCTGGGCGGAGCGGTCGCGCTGGTCCTCGCGCTCCTGCCGGATGTTGTGTGTAAGCACTTTCATCACCCGGCCCTCCTCACGTCGTATAGCAACGCTTGGCCGGGTTCCATGTGAGCTTTGGGATTCTCCGGCCGCAAACGCAGGAGAACTTCTCGTTTTCGATTTCGGCGTCCTCGACGTTCGTCCGGCCGTAGCTCACTTTCTTGCAGTCCGGGCAGGTGAACTCGAACCGCGCCAGCGCGTCCAGCGGGATTTTCGCGCCGCACTTCCGGCACTCGTTGGTCGTTTGCGGTTCGCGCAAGAACTGTACAAACTCGTTCTTGCACTTTGGGCAGCGCAGGAGCATGAGGCCCTTGCGCTGGGGAAGTGGCGGGAGCCAGCTTACCGGCTTCTCGGGGGGG